GGGGGCAAAAAGAGGGGCCACGGCAATACAAATCATAACAAACCCCGACCAAAGCCTAAACCCAAATGAGTAAGTATGTTTCGCGCGCGCATTTGCCCTGGAGCGTAAAGAAAAAGATATTTGACGCAATAAACTACGTTCCGTGGGGTGCTCAAGGCCCATTTCATAAAAGCATGGCGAACCACCGCATTTTGGGGGCCGGAAATCAGAGTGGTAAGAGTTTTGGTGCTGCTAGAGATGTAGGATGCCAACTCATGATTCCTATATGGGACAGCACTCTGGGCGGGGCTAGAGGCAGACGAGGATGGATTGTAGTACCAAGATATTCTCTAGCCGACCCCATTCTTGCTGAGCTGTTTACTGTCCTGGAGTTGCTCGACCATAATCGGGTGTCCAAAGCTACTATGCTGCAAGAAGGCCAATACGCGTGGTCTAAAAAAGAACACCATCTTGTCATGTGGAATGGTGCTGAATTGTGGATTAAATCTGCGGATGAACCAGCAGGGCTACACGCACAGCCCCTCGATTTTATCTTGATAGATGAGGCTGGTTTAGTGCCCTTTGAGGTTTATCAGGTAAACCTAATCCCCCGTCTTGCTGTTACTGGAGGGTGGATAGCAGCGATTGGTACTTTTGAAGAGGCCGATATAGGCAGGTGGTTTGTAGATTTTTACAATCTTGGACAAACCGACAATGATAGGGGAATAGAAAGCTTTAATCATCCTACTATCGGCAGTCCTTATGTGTCGAATGATTGGTTAGAATCACAAAGGGAGATATACGAACCCGATATTTTTGCTGCCCGCTTTTTGGCTTTGCCTATCGTGGGCCGCCGTTTGATGATTCGTAACTTCAACTTTGCTAAACATGTGGACAAATCCTTTACTGCATACGACCGAAAATATCCAGTCTACCTTGGTGTAGACCCTGGCGGCACGTATGCTGTAGCAGCGATGCAGATAAAATACGATGAAGAGATAGGCGAGGATGTTGTCTGTCTGTTCGACGAGATTTACGATACAAGAGGGGGGCCTACCCCAGAAGTAATACAAGCCTGTCGTGAGAAAGAGTGGTGGTCTGCTGTAGGACAGGGCGATATGGTGGGAGCAATAGATATTGCAAACAAAGAAAGCGCCCTCATCTGGGCTAACGCAGGATACCCTCTACAGAGAAGGGTAAGAGTATCTCCAGAGGCGGGAGCCGACCTACTTTGTACTCTTATACACCAAAACAGGTTCAGAGTGCATCCCAGGTGCAAAAGGTTTCTGCAAGAGGTCACAAAATACAAACGAACTCAAAGGACTATGGGAAGAGACTACGCAGCGGCCCCGCCTTCGGATGAATGGAATCATCTAATCAAAGCAATCACTTACTTCTTGGTCACAAAACTTGGTTGGAGTGGAGTTCGTAGAGGCGGTAGGCGTAGGTTCATACCAGGCCCAAATTTATGGGGGATGCACTAAAAGGATAATATATGACAATAACAACTGATTTCATACAGGAAGCGGCTGAGCGGCTTGAGGAGTTTTATTCACAGAGGAACACCAATATGCTCGTCTACAGGGAGCTAGCTCTTCTCGTCGAGGACTCGTATTGGGTAGACGACAAAGGTACCTATAAGCCTCCAGAGGATAAAGAGATAAGGATTGTCCTTCCTATGGCAAATAGTATCATCCAAAGCTATCAGTCACTGATGCTAACTCGTCCTCCTGTGATAAGCGTTCCTGAATCATCCATTCTAGAGATACACCAGGAACAGACAGATAAAATAGAGAAGACACTGTACACTATCTGGTATAAAGCGGATGTTATGCGGTCTATCAGGAATTCTCTCTGGCATGCTCTGGTTGATGGATGGGGAGTACTCCAGGTTCACTTCGACCCTGGTGCTGACCTCAAAGATAAATGTCCTTTGTTTGCCAGAAGTGTAGACCCGTTAGGGATATACCCTATGCCATCTCAGCGTCCTGGACAATGGGAATATATAATAGCCGTAGAACACCGCCTTGTCGGAGACCTTCGTAAGTCTTTCATTCTTGGAAAAGATGGGCGCACCAAAGCGGTTAAACTCGCTAAAGGTGCGTTGGAGGGCTTGGAGGATACTGACCGCGTTAGAGTTTTGGAGTACTGGGACGACGAAGTTCATGCTTTTATGATTATACCTGTGACAACAGAGTCTACAGAAGAACCCGCAGTACAGGCAGGAAAATGGATTTTACCGCCGACTCCTCATAAGTTCGGTAAAATACCTTTCGTAATTTTCTTTGGGGATGAGTTACCCTTTCGTAATAGAGGGGAGAGAATGGGGGTTAGCGTCCTGTTTCCTGTTGAGAGGTTAGTCAGATACATTTGTCAGTTAGTATCTCAAAAGGCTACAATAATAGCGCGGTATGCTAACCCAACCCTCATAACTAAAACTTTAGAGGGCAGAGGTTTCGAGGCCCCAGAACCTTTTGGGGGTCAGATACCTCTGGAGTTAGACGAGAGTGCTGAATACTTGATGCCGCCTGGCACATCTCCTAGCGTTGATGTTCAGCTAGATTTGGTTTCTAGTCAATTAGAACAGGCGGGTTTACCCAGACATATTATGGGACAACTCACTGTGGGTAGGTTATCCGGCATTGCTATGAATCTCTTACGGACTCCTGTTTTGATGAAGATAGCTTTCAAGCAGATGTCTATGGAGACGGCTCTGGAAACAATGAATGAGCTGTTTTTGAGGGCTATTGAACAGTACCTTACTGAGCCTATGTATATGTGGGGACGTACTCCACAGGGAGATTCTGTGGAGGCTGTATTAGACCCCGCTGACATAAACGGATACTACCGCAATAGGGTGAAACTGACAGCCTCGCTGCCGACAGACGAGACAGCAGTAACGGCCATGCTTACCGCTCTCAAACAGATTGATGTATTGTCTGCCAGGACGGTGAGAAATATCATACAGCAAGTCTTACGAGACTTAACAACTCAATCACTCGAAGATGAAGAAGACCAGATTCTTGTTGAGAAGCTATTGAGCATGCCTGAAATTCAAATGGCTTTGGCTCGAGATGCTGCCCAGAGTGCTGGTATTCAATTACCAATACAAGAGGGGCAACAGCAAGGCCCTGGCGGGGCGCAAGCGCCGATGCAAGGGGCTATCCCCGGATTTGGTGGAGGCGAGATGGCACCACAACAAATGCCTTGGAGGATGCAAGGCAGACAAACTCCTACTACTCCAGATACTATTAGGAGGCTTGCCAGACAGGCAGGAGGGGCAGCAGGAGGCCGCCCGACTGAGGCTTTGGGTATACCTGCTACAGCGGGGAGCGTAGCGCCTCTAGGATAGATATGAACATAGTAAGCCTTGTTAACAAGACAGCAAATCGTTTGAGGGATGCGCGGAGGGTAATGCGGCATACGCTGTCTCCCCATCCTGATAATGTAGAGCTTCTGTCTACGCAAGAGCAATTAGAGAGGTTTTTGAGTTTGTCTTCTGCTGATTTACAAGAGATGAGACGTAAGTGGGGTGATGAACAAATCAGAGCATATTTGAGAACACAAATTAGTAATTATTCGAGGTATCAGTAAAATGGCACTTGATATTAGGGGAGCAGTTGGAAGAGGAAAAAAGGCAAGCTGGCCTTATCCTGAATTTGTAGATTATCCGTTTACTAGTACTCCAACACTGCCGCAATTTCGGCCTCCCCAGATTTGGCCGCCTCCTGGTATGTTTGATTATGAGGATGAGCCTGAGGATTATTACACTGGTGCTAGAGCGTGGTGGAAAGACATAGACCAGTGGGCGTATGAACAAGTAGCAGGCGGCTTTCCTGCTTTTCAGCCGCAGCAACCTTCGTTGGGGATTGTTCCTGGAGGTGTTGGAGGTGGAGGCGGCGGGGGCGCCGGAGCGGGCGAGCTTCCTGGCCCCGATTTCTTACTTCGAGATGTCATGGAGCATTTACGATTTCCATACAAATGGCAATATCCATCATACTTGAGAGACTTTGGGAGATACATAGAAGAATTACTCACTCAGAACCCCCAATACGCTATTCCTGTTCCCGAGATTGGGGAGGAAACGGGAGAACTATTACCGACTCCAGAGGACTTAACGTCCTTGGATTATATGGCTGAAGCAGAGGAATACGCGGCTATGTGGAATACTTTTATTCAATCGTTGGTGAACCTCCCCTTCTTCCAGCAACAATATAGGGTAGGTCTGAGATATACTCCTGAAACTGGATGGTTTAGGAGTGGTGACGTACCTCAATTACCTCATCCATCTTATTTGTAAATGCCTAACGGACAAGAAACACCTAAAGATATTTATCTCCCTCTTATAAGAAAAGGATTTCCAACAATAAGTCCTTTTAGGGATAGAGAGCAGCCCGACTTGCGGTATGAGATAACGCAAGGTCGTCCACAGCCTCGACCTCCTACTGAAGACGTGTATCAACTTGCTTTAGAAAGGTGGAGGCAGGGAGATTCCTTGAGATGGTGGGAATACCAGACTCCTACTGTTACGCCTACTTATGGTTATATGCCTACACAGCAAATACAAATTCCTACAGCTCCTGTTCAAAGGGATATAGATTTTACCAGGACCACAGTTAAAGACCCTTTCTACTGGATGATAGATGAGATAAAATATGGGCTTAATAAGTGGTGGAGAGATACTGGGTACAGTATTAGTGACACTTTAGGGGCCACGACTGGCGCATTACCAGCGCTACCAGAGAAACTGCGGCAGAGAGCTGAGCAATTCAAAGAAGCTGGTGCAGCAGGGGATGTATTTGAGAGAATGGCGGCCAGAATGCCAATAGTTGCTGGAGGGATGAAAGACGTAGTTACTGGCAGTCCAATCTTCCATGCTGCTATGGGTATAGTGAATGTCGGTCTGACTAAAGTCTTGGGGCCTGTATTTGGAGCCCCAGAGTATTTGGTAGAGCGAGGGGTAGGACTATTAGCGCTAGACAACCCAGTTCTTTTCGAGACGCAGGCAGTAGAGGGGGAGACTATAGAAGAGTTTCTTACTAAACCACGTACAAGTCTGAGTGATTGGTTGAGAGAAACTTACGGCGGCGACGAGCTGCTTGAAGCAAAGGCTACTGCTATAGCTAAAGAAGCAGTGCGTATTTCTTTCTCTTGGTTCCAGGATGAGACTGGTGAGTCTTTCAAACGACTACATACCAGGCTTATGGGAGCTAAAAACAGAGCAGAGCGTGAAAAGATTTTATTGGAGGAACAGCGTCTTATCCCTGAGATTGCTTTTGGGATAGCTCTAGACCCGTTCAATATCGCAGCGTGGATGGGCGTAAAGCCTGTTCAGACTCTAAACTCTCGTAAAATTACGAGGGCAGCAGAGGGAGTACTAGACGAAACCCTAGACTTTGCTACCGCCGCTCACAAGGCTACGGGGTGGTTTAGGACTCAGGCTACAAGAGTTGCTAAAGCAGGGGAGCACGTATACGACCGCATCAGTGCTCATCTGCTTCTTGCTGATGATGTTGGGGATGTACCAAATACACTACGCAAGTTTGTAGATGACCCCGTTTATGACAGTTTATGGGGGCAGCTAACCAAACGGGTTATCGAGGATATGTCTGAGGCACAACTCTTTAAGGGAATAAAAGGAATTGAGAGTGTTGACGATGTTGCCGATATTATAGCAAATAACATAGGGCAACACGGCTCGATGATGCAGAGAGCTGCTCATACTGACAATGTTCTCGATAGGGCTGTCAAAACTATGCGCCGGTTCAACAAGAGAAAAAAGAAAGTTCTTGCGCCCCTTTTCTTGGGGTGGAGTGGACAATACCCTCTTGGAAACTGGTCGGATAACTTTATGAAGACTGGTATGTGGATTGGGTGGCATCGTCCGAAAGGGATGAGCCTACCAGAGTATATGGGCCTTTCTCGCAAATTTTCAGAGGACTTCTTTGCGAACACAGTAGGGTGGATGCCTCGGCGTCTTTCACAGGGCTTTACTGCTACTATGGCTGAAGTGACAACCAAGGGAATTGATGATGTTAGAAGCATCTGGCAGAAACTATGGGATGGGGTTAAGATAGGCCCTGGCTTGGTTACTGGTTCAGTGATTGAGGAAAATATGTCTGCTGTTGCTATTACCAGGTCGTATGTGAAGAACTGGATGGAGAACTGGCGACATGGTAAGGGTATCCCTGATATGCCAGCCAGTCTTATGGATGAACTTGGTGCTGTGGATAATGACCTTGTTAGTTCTTTCCTGTCAGCTCCTATTGGTAAATATAACTATGATGACGTAGCCAAGGAATTAGACCAGATAGGCGATGTTATAGTAGCAGGGGCGGAAGTAGAGGGCAGACTCTACAGTGCTGGATGGTATCTTCAGCAGCTTACTAAAGATGAGCGCGAGGCTGTTTTGATGCACCCTGATGTATTAGCCGAGATAAATAAATTGGGAGGCGTCACATCTGAAGCAGGCCGTAGAGGGGTTATTGACAATCTCCGCAACATGATTGGTGAGGGCATGGAGTCCGTAGCCGAGGAAAGACATCTTCGCGACCTTCAGGTTGTGGGATGGAGTCATCAAAGCGCTCAAATAATGCGCGATACCGAGCACGTAACGGGCAGATTTGCGGGCAACCCCCTTGTATCAGATATACTTGAGGGCGGGGGGCATGACTTCGATTTGTTTCGCAGAATATCGGAGACTTACGGAACTAGCATAGATGATATTATAGAGCCGATGGACGTGGAAGTGTTTGACCTAATCAAGCGCAACGCCACTCCTGCTGATTTGTGGGCGTACTATGCAACCGAATATCCTTTTATTAGAAAGTTTTATCCTGATGAGCCCAAGTTTCTAGAGGTTGTTGAGGATGGTACGATTGCTGCGACTGAATATATGTCTCGTTTCGATGACATAACAGATGCCAGGGCAAGAGACAAATTTTATGGTATTTACACCTGGCTGACGCCGCAGGCTCGTCATCAATTGGTGCAGGATATTCCTGCTGTAGACACGATACGCAAAATACCTAGCACCAATGACAGCATCGTGGTTAAAACTATTAAAGAAATGGAGGAGTGGATTGGTAAACATCCAGGTGCTAGAGTAGCCTCAGGAGACTATAACGAGCTCCAGAGAACTATGGAAATTGCCAAACACTATATGTGGTATAAAACTAACCAAGACCACTGGTTTGATTGGGCTAATTCTGACTTTAGGATAGACCGATTATCAAGCACAACTCCAAACTTATACGATATTTATAAACTCTACAATACGCCTCTCGAGTCTGCTGTTGACAAGCTAGATACCAGGTCTTTTAGGGATTTGGGGGTTGATATGCAAATACCGCCATCTCTGTGGCAGAGGACTAGAAATTGGTTTGACACCGAAGTACGCAAGGCGATGGAGATAACCTCATATACTACGGCAAAACAGGCTCTTTTTGAAAGAGATATGGCTATGTTGGATTATGGGGATAGGCGCATATCTGATGTTCTTATGTCAGTTCCAATTACTTTTGCGTACTGGCCTGTACATAGCATTACAAACTGGGCTAGATATATTGTAGACCATCCCCAGGTAATGTCTTGGTTGAATACAATAGAGGGGGCACTTGATGCTCAGATTGAAAAAGACCCTCTAATCCCTTCTCGTCTAAAAGGATGGATTCCTCTGAGTGTTCAGGGCTTTAAGAACTTTGTAACGGATAAACCCTATTCTGCTGATACAGAATCTTACATCAGACCTCAAAGAATCATAACCTCTTTAGAGACGATGCCTCTATGGGGCCAAACCTATAATGCCTATGAGGGTACTCGTGGTAGAGAGTGGACGTTTATCAACAATATGTGGGCTTTAGACCCTATTCTGTTCGATAGTACTGTAGTGATGGCTAACAGAATACTGCCTTGGGCAAAAGAACATCGTCCAGCACTGGCAGAGAAAATAGAAAGGATTATTCCTCCAACAGCGATGCAAGTAGATGGGAGTTATTGGTCTGGCTCTCGCGGCATTAGAGGGGGGTCTATTGCTATCGAACCCATACTCAATAAGATGGGAATAGATATACCACCAGAGGGCTGGAATCCAGAAGGCACACTTCGTGGTTGGTTGGGGTTAGCACGAGTATCAACAAACGAAACGTACTGGAGACTTCAATGGCTGGCTAACCTCGCTGGTACTGGTGAAATAACATCGAAAGAGACAGTCATCGCTTTCCGTGATAGGAAAGGCAGGGCATGGGATTTGGCTGTACGCAAAGCTGCTGAACAAACTGCCGTGCCGTCTTTTTGGAGATGGGGTACTTATATGCCTATCAAGGAATATCCATCCGAAGAACGCATTATGCGCGGTATAGGGCTTATCTATCGAGATGCTTACGAGCGCTACGAGCAGGGCGACAGACAAGCACTTAAAGAATTCTATGCTGTATTTCCCGAATACCGCTTTAGACAGCTCTCCTATAGATATTGGGATGTTGCTTCTGGAGCGGTGACGGAAGAAGAGTGGGCTGATTGGCTAGATTCTAGCCTTAAAGTAAATGAGTACTATCAAGAGCGGGGAAACCTCGAGCGCGAGCGCATGAAAGCCCTACAAGTATTTGTTCCTGGAGACCCAGAACACTTTCGTATTGTTCAGGAATTCAAAGAGATGCGGACTGAGCTATACGACAAGTATAGCGAAACACTGGATGATTACTTTAATACTTTGGCAGATAACCGCTCTCAATATTTACACTGGCGAGACGGGCCTAAAGCTCAAGCCATGCGGAGTTTTCTTGATAAGTGGTTTGAGGCGGAGCCTGAAGAAAAGCAAACAATGTTAGAGAGTCTGCCTCAAACAATAGAGGCTATTGCTAAAGAACAGCGCGTTAAAGCAGAGCCACGACTCTTTACTGTACAAGACATCCGACAAGAGTTGGTTCGCAACGATAAACCAGTAGATGCTGTTTATAGACAACTAAACGACTCTGCTGCAGCTGTCTGGGACATGTACTACACAGATTGGTGGCAGGATAATACAGACCAAACCATTCAAGATAAATATGCTGTTTATCTTGAACTACCATTTCCAGATAATTTAACTTATAGAGAGAGTCATCCTGATTTGGACAAAGCTCTCACGGAACATACAGACTGGCGAGATAATCTGATGGATACTGTTATTGACCCGACTTCTCCAGAATTCGAGGCCCATATAAGGTTGTTACACCCTGATTGGGACGAGGAAAAGTTCGGCGAGGTCAAAACTGTAGCAGCTTTTGTGGGCTCAACAACAGTGTCTAACCACATGTTCATCAAAGGAACAGACCGTGAGATGGTTGTTCACGAACTTTGGCGATTCTGGACGGCTCTTCCTTCCAAATCTCTGGCGCGGAAACGCGCGAAAGAGATTTTAGGCCCTCGGTTTTCTGAGCTGTTTTTATCCTCTCAGTATAACCAGATTAGTGATGAAGAACTAGCTTTATGGCTGAATTTGGTGCCTGATGATTGGGAGACGTTGTTACCCGAAGGGCGCAGGCCGCCTTTTGGGGAAGGCCCAACTCCGATGAGTGAGGATTGGTTTAGAACAGCAGCTCTTACATGGACTCCCATGACTACTGGCGAATGGGGAGAACTATTGAGAAAGTGGGGGCCGCCAGAACCAGAGGAGGGCGAGCGCTACGAGTTCGCCCCCGTGTCTCAACTAGCGCTACAGGCGCAAGAAGATGTTGAGGTTGAGGCTCAGACAGCTCTTGAAGAAGCAAGAGAGAAGTTGCGTGCAGGGGAGTCAATTAGTGCGATTGAGCTTCCGTCTCCTGCGGAAGAACGAGAGTACCAGGAGGCTTACGCACTTCTTCAGCGTGCTTTTGAGGGGGAGACTGACCTTTGGAACGACAAACTTGTTAAGAAGTGGTTCCCTCCGAATACGCCTTCCCGTCGTTTTTGGCAGTTCTGGTACGAATCTGTGCCGCCTGGAAGACTTGGGGATTGGGCAAAAGACAATGAGGTTGTAAATACTATTCTTACTAAAGCAGCGCGGAAATATCTTATTGAAGATATTTACGATGACGCTCTGGCGTTTCTTCTTGAGGACACACCCAAACATCCTATAGGAGACCCACGAGAGTATGCTCAGGCTAGAGCCGAAGCAAGTCTTTACTATAACATTGCTACGCCTCAGCAAGAGCAGCTCTTGAATGTCTATCTTCAACTTCCAAAGGGTGTAGGAGAAAGAAGTAAGTTCCTCAAAGAGTATCCAGAGTTGCTTGCTTTGTTTGAAGCTCAAAACGCTTTCAAGGCATCTCATCCTATCTTTGTCAAGTATTATGACCCTGATTGGGTGGCACGTCAAGAAGGGGCGGGCAGTAGCATAAGCAGTTCTGGCACGAAGGGAGGTAGTTTTGGAGGGGGCGGAAGAGGCGGGAGTGGTGGCTATTCCACCACAACTTCTTGGAGAGAATTTATAGGGGCGGCAGGCCCTCTTGTAATGGGCGAACTACTAGAATATTGGACTGGTCGGGCAACCCTCTCTTCAGTGGCAAGAATTCATCTCAGAAAGATGTGGGAAAAATCTGGCACTGATAAGAGTTTTGAAGATTGGTTAGACTACATAAAACGTATGTGGATTACTTTTGGTACTAGCAGTTTCAAGAAACCTAGCGCTCCTCGAGTTTACTTACCAAGGGGAGACGGGAGTGTGTCCCGAGTTACACAGAGGGCACGATGGCAAATTAGGAGGTAGGAAATAAAATGACTGAACAGATAACATCCCCCAATGAGGTTTCCACTGAGGAGACGACTCAGGGCGCAGATGCCAAGGCGGTGTCGAGTGTTGAGATGATAAAACAATCTGATTTAGACGCTTTACGGTCTGTAAAGGACAAGGAAGTTTCTTCCTGGAGAAAGAAGTTTGAGAATTTGGAGGCTTTGGTTCAGACGAAAGACCGCCAATTAGAGGTTGAACGTGATAGGCGGACTACTGCTGAAACAGTAGCATCCGATGCTCAGCGCCTGGTGAATCTTCGTAATAGGGCCAGAGGACTGGCATCTCAGTTTTTCCAGTCTTGGGGCCAAAATATTGGGAAGATGGCTGAGGATAAGTTTCTTCAGGCCGAAAACGAGCAACACCTAATGTCGCTCTATTCGGAGTTTATTCACTACAATCTTCCACAGCATACGGAGAAAGGTAGTAAGGAGAACGAGTTGAAAACGAAGAAAAAGGAAGCCTTGTCTGAGACGGTTGGAATATCAATAGCGGCTTTAGAGCCGCCTACTATATCAGAAGATGATAAAAGTACTTTTGCGACCATAGCAGGTTGGATTAACAAAGCTAAATACGACCGTATGTGGAAAGGGTCTCCCGAGAGCCGGGCAAAGCTCAGGGAGGCCAGAGACATTTTGATTGGGTTAGGATACCCGCAAGAAAGTCTCCCGCGCAGGTCGGATTGGAGTCGTATCAAAAATGCTTACGAAACGATGGAAAGATTTGTAGGTGGGTCTGGAGAGAGCCGCAAAACAAAAATTTAAGTAGGTGAATAAAAATGACTACATTTAAGCATGGGCCTGAAAGTACATACACGGCTGCTCAAATTGTTGTTCGCTCGCTTGAAGACCGCCTGGAATTGATTGACAATGAGGATTATCCCTTTCTGCGTACTATTGGACTAGGTACAGGTGGGTCGGTAGCGAATACCAAGTACGAATGGCAATATGACGAAACCATACCTGTTACAGATATTGTTGGCTCTAACTTTACGGGTGGAGATTTGACGCTGACGGTTACTCATGGCGACTACTTCAAGCCTGGCGACCTGATTCTCATAGACAGTGAGATTCTGTGGGTGTTGTCCGTGAGCGATGAAGTTCTGACTGTGGTTGGGGCTATGTGTGGCACTACTGGTGCTGCTCATACTACTGCTGATACTATCTATATCATCGGCAATGCACAGGTTGAAGGTTCCAGCCCTGGGGCTGCCCGCCAGGTTGTTGTGTCTCAGGTTTACAACTATACCCAGATTTACAGCGAAGATGTTGAGATTTTTGGGTCGGACACTGAGATTGATTACTATGGCATCAGTGGTTCTGCAAAGCTGGATTATCGTCTGGATAAGAGGATGCGAGAACTGTACCAAAAGATGGAACAAGGTCTCTGGTACGCAAAGCGCAATATGCCTCTCGACAACAACACACCTCGCGTGTCTGGTGGTTTAGCTCAGTTCCTGAGCACTAACACTACTGACAAATCAACTGCAGCTTTGGAAGAGTCAGATATTGTTGACGAACTCGAGAGTATCTTTAATGCCTGCGGCCAGGAAGAGGTTCCTGACCTCATGGTTGGTAACTCTTGGGTGAAGCGGAAGATGACTGCGTGGTATCGTGGTTTGATTACCACAGAGCGCACTGAGAGGGTTGGTGGCGCTAGAGTGGACACCATCGAGACTGATTTTGGGACGGTTGACTTCTTGCTAGACCATTTGGTGAAACCAGGTGAGCTGTATCTGCTCAACACTCGCTATATTGACAGTGTTGTTTTGGGCAACCGCTCCTTCAAGGAGCTGGATGCTACTCTGCCTGGCAAAGACCACATCGCTCGCAGAATCTTGGGCGAGTATGGTTGGCGGGTACGCAACGAAAAGACTATGGCCAAAATCTATGGCTTTAGTACAACGACATAGAAATAGAATATAACAGCTGAGACCAACAGCTAAAACAAACGAGGAGAAATAGAATGGCTGATATAAGATTACTTGAACATCGCAGGAAGTGGAATAAGCGGGTTGACCACATCGGGTTATCCCGCAGCGCTGGTGGGAATACTGAGGTTAGCGAAGCCATTGGTGCATTTGCGCCAGGTGTTCGCTGTCTCATCCTCAAAGCGCATCTAGTTTTTGGGGCCGATATTGCTATCGAAGCAACTGGTTCGGTTAGCAAAACAACTTTCAAGTTGTATGACCGCAAAGCTGCGGGTACTGGTATCATCAACGTATCTGATGGTGTGTGTGTTATCAGCACTGGTACGCTCACATCTGCTACTGCTGCATTTACTACTAACGAAGTAAATGCAGGAGACCAGATTACGCTTTCGGGTGGTACTCCTACTACAAACGCTGGTGTGTATCGTGTTGTGTCTGTGGATTCAGCAACGCAGTTGACCCTCGATACGACTTTCAGTGTTGCTTCAACAGCTGAAGACGTAGACCTGACTGGTCAGGTTGGTGCTACCGTTGAAAATACAGCGGCTCTTGCTGATGACATCAAACATGATTGTGGTGCGGATGGGTATGTTCTGGCAGAAAACAGCGTGATTATTGTAGAGCGAGGCGAGACTGATTTCTCTACTTCTGCTGCTGCTGCCGTTACTGGGCCTATGCTCATTGTTGAGTGGATTCCACTTCCAGCAGTTTAATAACTAAATAAAAACAATCAAACAAATTGGGGGATGGGGGTAGACGTGCTTGCTTCTGTGTGGTGAAAGCGCACAGACAACCACTCTACTCCCCCATCCTAAACTCAAGGAGGTAATATGACGAAGAAGACGGACGACTTTCCAGTTCTTGTGGTAGCGGATGGCCGCGCGTCAAAAGTGGAGATTGGGCCTAGAACAAAAGACCCTGGCTATCCAACAATTCTACAGTTTATGTACTGGGATGTTAGGACAGCAGGCTTGGGAGCAGGCCCTGACTCTGCGGTATGCGCTATTAGGCTAACCAAAGAATGGTACGATAACTTTATCAAAAATAAAGTAATCCACAAGTGGTTGGATACTTACGACAAACTACTCATACATTTTGAGGATAATCCTCATTATAAGTTTGGGTGTGAGGTTTGTGGAGAAACATTCAACAGACTGGAAGATTATTTTGTCCATCTAAATGGACACAGAGAACAACTAAATAAACTTTTGTAAAACAAAAGGCGTGACCCTACGCCTATAAAATAAATGGAGGATAAAGAACGTGGCATGGACTACAGTGGATTCACTGAATCCACCCAAAGCGACAAATAGATTGATTAACGAAACTGGCAAGCGATATGCTGGTGGTGCATGTGTACTTTATCGCATTGTTTTAACCTGTCTTGTTGTAGACAGCACAGATGGCTATACTCTTGTGAGTTTTGAGGATTCCCTTACTGATGCTGGTGGGACAGTGATGGTTACTGTTCCCTTCCAGGCAGCTAGAGATACTGTTGAACTGCGTTTCAGGAGCGGGCTTAACTTTGCTACGGGTTTGGGCATTGATGTCGTATCTGGCACCGGTACTGATGGTGTTGTTATGATAACCGAGATGTACGCTCAGACTGAACAGGCATAGGAGGAGTTATGAGTTTGTTATTGCTCAAAGACAAGACTGTTCAAACTGTTTGGAGAGGTACGACAGTCGCTCTCATGGCAGGGCAGGACGGCACGGACTATGCTATTGTTGCGGTTAACCCCTCTACGTATCAGTTAGAGGTTTCGCCCATATCTGGCACGGCTAAATACGCAAAGATAGTTGCAACAGGGTCAGGAGATACAGAGGTTGTTGCGGCAGTTACAGGAAAGAAGATTCGTGTGATAGCCGTATCTCTAGTAGCTACAACCGCTACTGCAATTAAGTTTCGGAGCGCTACTACAGATATTACAGGAAGCATGGGCTTTGCTAACAATGGTGGACTTACTCAAGAATCGGTTACGGGCCTCTTTGAGACTGTTGCTGGTGCGGCTCTCAATATAAACTCGAGTGCTGCCGTAGTAGTTGGCGGCTTCGTTACGTACATAGAGGTATAGAATAAATGAAAAACATAAGAAACAAATTTAGGTCAGCAGTTCTAGACTTCAAGATTCAATATAGGCTGGCCCCGCGAGGGCGGACGACAGGCGACTTGTCTTTCCTGAGCTTTCTGACTGCCCGCCATCTTCGGATAAATCCGGGGACGGGGAAGTATGAGGAAATTGGCCGTCGAACGGCGACCAGAGTTGTAACTGATGATTTTGTTGAGGACGTGGTTGACTCTCTAGTAGCAGCGGCCTATCTTAATGACTATAAATATCATGATAGCGGTACTGGTGTGGGCGGTGAAGCTGCTGGCGACTCGGCTTTAGGAACTCCATGTGGTGAGTCACGAGATACAGGCACACAGCTTGAGGGCGCAACAGCTGAAATCTACAAGACTGTGGCTACACATACCTATGCCGGTACTTTTGCTATTACTGAGCACGGTGTCTTCGATGCTGCATCTGCTGGTATATTGATGGATAGGTCAGTATTCTCTGCCATCAATGTTGTCTCTAGTGACCAGATTGAATTTACGTATGAGCTAACACTATCTGCTGGAGGCTAATCCTCGATGGGGGATAAGCAACACGCATTACAGATATATCGAGCTGAGTATAAGGCGGCGCATAATGTTCCGCCAACAGCTGTCGAACTGACAGAGCGGCGTACCCGCACGTCCAAATCTTATCGGCTGCTTGACGGCCAGACACAATCTATCTTTCAAGGCAAGAGCATTCACTATGAGGAATTGGAGGGTAGTGGCGAGTGGCTGGACATAACGCTGGAAGTCGAGTCTTCTGACCGAGAAGGCTACGACTGGATGGTCGCTCACAACCGCTTCCAGTACCACTTCAAGAACGACCATAGCCAGTCTTACCCCGTTCTAGCGACCTACAAGGGCTACGACCTCTATCAAAGAATAGTGGCGGTCTGTCACTTTGACTCTGATACTGACAAAGTAACCATCCTCCGGTACGCACAGGCATCTACGCTGGAGATAGACGGCCATCACCTGCGCTACAATGGCGTGTTTGCAGGCGTTGACCTGGAGTACGTGGTAGATAGCGATTTCTGCCGCGGCTTCCTCCACATCTCC